AATATTATATCGGATGGCCGCCACGTGTGTGAATCTCGTTATTCACGAGATTGAGGGTTGTAGTATATATTGTACACTTATCACCAATTCATAGAGCAAGTTTGAGAGAGCTCGAAGCGGTGACACTCTCTTATTTACAAATATGCCACCACCAAAGAGATTTAGAGTGAGCGCAAAAAACTATTTCCTCACATATCCTCAGTGTTCTCTTTCAAAAGAAGAGGCTCTTTCCCAATTACAAAATATTTTCACTGCCACCAACAAGAAGTTCATCAAGATATGTGAGGAATTACACGAGGATGGGCAGCCTCATCTCCATGTGCTTATCCAGTTCGAAGGAAAATTCGTCCGCACGAATAACAGATTATTCGACCTGGTCTCCCCATCCCGGTCAGCACATTTCCATCCGAACATTCAGGGAGCTAAATCGAGCTCCGACGTCAAGTCCTATCTCGACAAGGATGGAGTCACAGTCGAATGGGGAGAATTCCAGGTCGACGGTCGAAGTGCTAGAGGAGGCTGCCAGAGTGCTAACGACTCATATGCCAAGGCATTGAATGCCTCATCAGTCGAACAGGCACTTCAAATATTAAAGGAGGAGCAGCCCAAGGATTATCTTCTCCAACATCATAACATCCGTTCTAACCTAGAACGGATCTTTACCAAGGTTCCGGAACCATGGGTTCCTCCATTTCACCTCTCCTCCTTTACTCACGTTCCGGCTGAGATGCAAGCGTGGGTCGATGGTTATTTCGGAAGGGGTGCCGCTGCGCGGCCGGAGAGATATATGAGTATCATCGTCGAGGGTGACTCAAGAACAGGCAAAACAATGTGGGCTCGTTCATTGGGACCACACAATTATCTCATGGGTCACCTCGACTTCAATTCGCGTGTCTATTCCAATGCCGCTGAGTACAACGTCATTGATGACATAAGCCCCAATTATTTGAAATTAAAGCATTGGAAAGAGTTAATTGGGGCTCAAAGGGACTGGCAGTCAAACTGTAAATATGGAAAGCCGGTTCAAATTAAAGGAGGTATCCCTTCAATCGTGCTGTGCAATCCTGGTGAGGGTGCCAGTTATAAAGACTTCCTCGGTAAAGAAGAAAACCGAGCTTTACACAACTGGACCATTCATAATGCGCTATTCATCACCTTCACAGCCCCCCTCTATCAAAGCACAGCATCGCCTTGCCAAACGTAGGGCCATCCGTCGACGACGCTTAGACTTGAACTGCGGCTGTTCCATATTTCTCCATATCAATTGCCACGACCATGGATTCACGCACAGGGGAGAACATCACTGCGCGTCAGGCAGAGAATTCCGTTTTTATCTGGGAGGTTCCAAATCCCCCCTATTTCAAGATCATCATGGTGGAGGATCCACCATTCACTCGAACAAGGATCTACCACATACAAGTCAGAGCCAACCACAACGTGCGGAAAGTGTTGGGTCTCCACAAAGCCTTCTTCAACTTCCAAGTCTGGACGACATTAACGACAGCTTCTGGGACGACATATTTAAATAGATTTAAATATCTTGTTCATATGTATCCTGATCAAATAGGGCTTGTCGGAATAAACAATGTAATTAGAGCTGTTCGTTTTGCCACGGACAAATCATATGTAAATTATGTGCTCGAAAGTCATGAAATAAAATTCAAATTTTATTAATTTGTTATCGAATCATAGAAATAGATCCGAATTTTCAATGTTGCATATACAGGGTTTGAGGCATGTGTACATGCCATATACAATAATAAGGCGTTCTCCGTATGATTCTCGTATTTTCCGGATTCCTGGTGGTTGTACACGACATGGTTGTTCACCTTCCAAAATCGCCTTACCAATGCCTGTTCATTACTTGCATATTGGCCACCAGTCACCTTAGCATGAAATCTGTGTATCACTCGGAAACGATCACGAAGATCGTTCTTCACAGTAGCTGTACTGGGCTCATTATCAAACATGTTGAACACCTGTCCAAAGTCCATAGGTGTTCCATAGGGACGACGATCACGCACCAACCAAAAAATAACGCTGTTTGTGTGGTTCTTGAGCTTGATGTTCTCATCCATCCATATCTTCCCTAAAATATACACAGATTTCACACAAAAACGCTTCCCTACACGATGAGTAATACCATTACCACGAGTAATGTCAGAAATACATATCACCTTACCAACATGAGATATATCATGTCGTTGTTCATAGGATTGGACCTTGCAAGGTCCTTCACATCCCTTGGGCACAGCGGATGATCTGTACATCCGATAAATCCTGGGCTTCCTGTACATGGGCCTGTTCACCCAAGCGTTTTTGTTGGAGGATTGGCCCAAACCACCATTTCGAGAATAATTGCCAGTGCGGGAAACCTTTGAGGTTCCCGCCATCAAACGCCACGGGGCATCCCTCTTGGGCATCCTGGACTTACACGTGGTTTGGGCACAACAATTCTTAATTTAAATTAAACTTATAGGCGAACAACTTGGGGACCAAGTTGTAACGCATTAAAAAGACCACACACAAGCAATATGATTGGTCAGTCAAAAATAGTTATCTTTAATTTAAATTAAAGGCGCACGTGGTTGGCGTACGGAAAAGAAGGGGGGGGGGCGCGGCCATCCGGT